CCCACTCTTACCAGCGGATTGCGCTTGTCAAGCGTAATCGGGTGGCGTGGCCTCCGACTGGGTACACGGTGATCTGGAAAGATCACTAACCGGCACCCATCTGTGCTTTATTTTCTGCACAGATCTGCCAGCTACGCCTCCCTCCCATTGTATGGAAGGATCAGGGTGTTCAGTGAAGAACTGTAGCAGGGCGGAATCGTCCTCGATCGGTGCTCGTGGGTTCTGTGCTATTATGCACGGAATCCAGTACTCTTTCCTTTGTAAGTCTCTGTTCCAGCGGCACTTAAAAGTGTACTGGCTCTCAGACGGACTTACGAAGGATTCCCAACCAAGGTACCCACTTCCATAGGGTACGAGCGGAATTCGGAACCGCTCAATTGTCGACCGCAAGTACTCGGACGTGTTCACCAAGAACCTCCGGTAGAAGTTATTGGAGACTTCGATTGTACTCGCGTAGGAAGCAGGTGTTCCCTCATACGGGCCGTGGTAATACACGGGGCTTATGTTTTCACCCCGGAAACAGTCAACACCACAAGACTCACGAAAGTTTCCTTCCATGAAGCTCTTGTTTATGTTGACCTTGAACTCAAGGAGTTCAAGCAGCTTAATGAGAGTCCCAGCATGCTCTTTCGGCAAGACTATGTCATCGCCGAAAACGGACACCTGACCGACTAGGCTCTGGATCTTGTCGGGGCTATCCCAGATTTCTCTGGGTTTCACGCCCCTATCCACTAGGCACGCCGTAAGGGCACACCCTAGGAAGATCAAGCTTTGTACCGGAAAGGTCGTAGCGTTCCCCATTGTGGCATACATTCGTAAGTCCACTACACTCCCTTCTTGGGATGTGTAACGTTCCTCAACGTAACGGGTGCGTGATGCACGCAATGCGAGAAGTAAGCCAACGTTGGCTCTGAAAAACTTCTCTACGTGCCTGCAACTTATTCTGTTGCTAGCGTCACTCAAATCGAGTGTCACTATCAACCCATCAATTGACCCTCTCACACAAAGTTCTTGGTTCTGCGTCTGATCATCGAATTTGATGAACTGACCAATCCAAGACTCCTCTGTTTGAGAGTACATGAAATGCCGTACGTTTTGTTGGCACCACATGTGGTAGTGAGGCTCTGCGGCTATAAGCCGAGGCTTTTCCATGGTCTTTTTGACGGCACACAATTTTGACATGGGGACCAAAGGATCCCCTACATCGCAATCGTGCTTGAACTGATCCCCAGGACGGCTCACGCCGCCCCGGTTCTGGTCCAAGATAAGGTGATCAGCCCATGACCAGTAATTGCTAAAGCAGCAATCTGCCCATGGGAACACGTGATCTAATCTGTCGGGCCAACTATCGAACCTATAACGGTTCTCGCCAACCCTAAGATCAGAAGCTGCGCCAGGTCCGTGTCTAAACTCTGATTTGTCCGGGTCGAAGTGGCCCAGAGTCAGAGCGACAAGACTAGATACGGTATCTAGCATTGCCCAGAGATTTAGGTTCTCCTTCGACGCTTTTTCAAGCTTCGAAGCTGCTTGGGGGTCCTCAATGGACACCCCTTGCAAGGTCGTCGTTCGACCCTCACGATGTCCCCCATCGGCTGCGAAGCCTCTGGTTGGGATATCGTGCTCTTCCACAAGATCCTTAAGCCAGAAAGGCCCCGGATCCGGAAGCGAACCATCAGTGCTGATGAAGCTCTCGACTTCCCGTCTAGTAGCTTCCTCACTGCAATCGAGTGAAACCTTCTTAGCGCCAAACAGAAGCTGGCGCAAAAAGAAATAAGCTTCATCATCAATTGTCTCCTTTAGACGTCCATCTTTGGTAAAAATCTGTAAGTACAGTCCCCGGAATAACTTCGGGATCGGTACTGTGCCAGATACACGGCTTGCGCCGGGTAGACCTGACACTTTGTACAGACCCATGGTCACACACCTGTCAAGGTGTTTGCCCATCGCAGGTAGATCCACCGTGAAAAAGTGGAGGCCTCTCTGCGTTACCAAACGGGTGAGCCGTTGCCAATCCTTAGACAGCTCCGGCTTCAAGCTGGGGTATGCGTACAGGACATCTTTCATGATGTGCAGGTACACATTGACGAGTTCAACAACGTAGCATTTAGACACTGAATTTCTCCATGTGTCCTACGTGCTCGCGCGTGAAATCATCCGCCAGCCCCCCTACGGGGCTCAACATCGCCTTTAGATCGCACAGGCGCCGCTCGTACTTTCGAGTACGAGAGATCGGCGCGCAGTGCGAAGGCTGGACCAACTGGGTGTTAGGATTCCCAGTTGTTGAGGGAGGTAAGGTTCGCATCAGCGGTCGCGATCAGCCAATCGGCCAACGCGTCCGCCAACTTGACATCATTGTCGCTGGGCAGTTGCTCAACGACGATGTAGACCTTACGCGTGAATTCGGCGACTTCGCCGACCGCGTAAACGGTTTGAACCACCTCGACGTTGTGCCGGTCGTAAACGACTGGTACGGCTCCAACGACTGTCGTGATCTTGGACTTCGTCTTGGTATGACGAATCTTGACACGAACCTCATCCGTGGCGCGCTTCGCGAGGTATTCCCCCGAGTAAGCATCGCCACCGTTGATCTTGATGCACGTGACGTTTCCGTCTGCGTGCGGCAATACGAGCGGATTCGCGAGCATACGAACTCACTTTCTTGGGCGCCGTCCACGACGGTGCCCGGTGTTAGGCCGGTCCAGACTGCCTGGAATTATCCAAGCTTTTGACTGAGCCAGCAAAGACCCGAGTATCGACATTTGCCCGGACGTGAGTGCCGGGATCGTAGAGAGAGAAGGGACATACGCTAGCAAGTGCGGGACTTGTTTCCGCTCTAGCGTAGTCTGGGATTCCGTGTACCACCCTTCGAGGTGGGTTCCCGCGGAAATCTCCGGTTTAGTGTAGACCGACTGAGAAGTCGATCTGCGCATCCAATTGATGCCAGACAGCGTTACTGGTAGAGTGTTGTTGATGGCTTGGAGCCATTGTCCAACATTCAAGAACCAGTCTATGAGCCAGCTCCATGGAAGGAGTTCCCAGCTCGCCACGATCGCCTCAAAAGAGGTGAACCCAAGAGTCAACCGTAAAGCTAAGTCGTAAAGACCAGCCTCGGTTGTGGGTAGAGACGCTCCAGGATCTAGGGTCCACCTTGCGGTGCCCCAGGATTTCGAGGAGTACGAAGTCTCTTTTTGGTGGTAGACGTAAATCCAAGCACTATGGGTGAGGATTCTCCCCCAATCGGTGCTTGCCGTCAACGATGTCAACCGGACCCTTCTTTTTAGCGAATGACCAGACTGCAAACGCTTAAGCATGTCTATACGCTTTTGTATTGCGTCTAGAACGCCTAGCATCGTAGCCAGGTCTGCTAGCAAAGGTCGCCAACCAAAGCGCCACGCTAAATGCGCAGACGCCGCCCTTTTGATAGGGTTAGCCTTACGGCCTTTGATCGTACGACGTCCTAGGTCTATTAAAGACCTACCACGCCCCCTTATCAATTGGGGAATGGACGCCAGCAAAGCAGGGAATTCTCTAGCCTCGCCAACAAACGTAGGCACACTTATGTGTGCAACTGACGGGTTGGACTTGGCCGCAACCTCACTAGCCACCGCTATCCAATCAGGATACGGGAATGGGCCAGTGGGATCTTCTGGTCCAAATCGCCTTCCAATGGGATAACCATGGAAGCACTTGGTGATCATCAAGTAAGGGTTAATCCCTTCAGGATGACCAGGATCGGACCATAGTTGAGGGTAGTGACAAAGCTTATGCTTGATCACCAGTGGATTGTCAGTCTTCCACTGACCGACAATGTCGGTACATTCACTCAACTTTCCATTAAGCGCGGTATCCCAGTAAATCGCGATGTCACTACGAACCTTAAACCGGAAATATCCGGTTGCGGGTTCGCGATAGTCGCGTGTTCTGGTCCGTGTCATAATGGTAACTCCTTGCTGTACGCTCTCTACTGGGGCACTAAATTGGCCCCTACTTGGGTAGTGCGAACTGCACAACCACCTGTACCATTTGGATTAATGGCAAGACGGCTGGACCTCGACATCTGTCG